CATCTCATCCCATTCATCAGAACGGATAACACCTTTAGCGATCAACTGAACACGAAGAATGTCAAGGAATAGTTGACCAAACTTCTTACGTAGACGCTGAACAAACTTGTTGAATTTGATTTCGTCACGTGTAATTTCAGAAGAACGTCCAAGGTTGAATGCAGTTTGGTCTGCTTTCAAACGAGACAACGGCACGTTCAATGCTTGATATAACTTTTGTTGGAAGTATTGAATGTCTTCGATCTGACCAAGAGTCTGACCACCTGGAAGGGTTGTAATCTCAGTACCCTTGCCACCTTCTCGACGTGGCATCCAGAAGTCTTCCATCATGGAAAGATGTTTACGATCATCCTTAACTTCACCAGTAGACGCATCATAAACAACCTTATTACGGAACTTGTTCATGATGTCATTGACGTATTGTTCTGCCTTCAGTTTTGGAAGGTTACCCACATCAATGTAAAAGATACGACGTTCTGGTGCACGAGAGATACGGTAGATAACTAACGCATCTTCCATCATCTTCAACTGGTTGACAGGTTTGATTGCCTTATGTAGATAAGACAAAGTCATGCCAGTGTTTTGATCAATGCGACCAGAAGGTGCAAAAACAACAGAGTCCAAAGACATCTTGATACCTTGCATAGTTTGCTCGGTAATGCCTTTGTCGTTGAAGAGGTAGTATTCCTCTACGGACTTAACGACTTCGATACCTTTGTCCGTCTTAGCTTTTTCAACATGCTTGATACGACGGATCTTACGAGGATCGATAAAACGTAGTTCCTGAATACCCTTCTTCGGTTGATTTGGGTCAATCAGGATCTGATAGAACAAACGACCATCTACATACCAGTTACGGAAAATGTCGTGTCCTTTAGAATCGAAATCCAGCAGATACAATACCTGCTGGAACTCATCTTGCATTTTCTTTTTGATGGAATCAGAAACTTTCAACTCTTCAAGATTCAACTTAACAGGAGGTTCATCTTCCTCAGCAACAATAGCTTCATTAACAATATCTTCAATCGCACTATCGCAATCAGGGTACTGAGAGACTTCACGATAACGACGAATGAGATCATTCTCGGTCTTGATGATCCCTTCAAGATCAACGACCATTCCATAATAAGCAGCAGCAGAATTGATGACGGTACTACCATCATCACTCGCTGGAGCAACAACCGATGGTAGTTCCTTTTCCTGCTTACGCTTGATCTCAAATCCAAAAATTTGCATTATATATCCCTACCCCTCGAATTATAGAGGGAATGAGCCGATTGGCGTGTCGATAGAAACATTAACTCCGATACCTGCACCGCCAGTAGCAGTGTTAGAAGTCCAGTAGTTGTATTGGAAAGTGATTGGGAATGTTTCGATAGCATTCACAGTGTCATAATCCAATTCGATTGTACCGATTTCTGTTGGGTATGCGTCGATGAATTTGTAAGTCTTAACGATAGCTCCGTTGCGATCCAACTGGTGAACAGACAAGTCAACTTGATAGTCACGTGGGTTGGTCAGACCAGTAGTTGCTCCAAGGTTTTGAATACCATTGGACCACTGTTCCATTGCGTTACGGATGTTGAAGTTGGTGTCGTTGTATACTTGGATGGACCATGGAGCAAAGCTACGCTCGCCAGCGAAGTTTACTGCACGACCACGGTATTGAACACCAAAATTTTCTACGGTAGATGCTGGTAGTTGTGCGCTTTTGCAAAGGAATTGCGCTTGCTGCCCAGCAACGATTCCCAAAGTCACAAAACTTGGGAAGGTAAGCTCAACTCTAAACTGGTTGGCACGAGCGCCACCGCCAGTAAGTTGCGCTTTGAAGTCAGCGATATTTGCCATTTATTAGTCTCCTGAGATACTGTTCTTGTATATTTAGGGGTGATTCCTAAGAGCCACCCCTAGTTATAATTAAGCACCGATCTCGTTGAAGCTGATAGCAGAGCGAGCAGCAACAAAGTTCAAGGTGATGAAGTTGATAGAACGATTTGGCTTGATGAAGATATCGGCAATGAATTCATTGCGGTCAATAACTTCGCCAGTATTGTTTGTATCATCGCACTTAACACGGAAGTCGATGATACCACGACGACCCTGTACGTCACGAAGGAATGGCTCCACCAAGTTCTTGAACTGAGCACGAGTGAAGCTGTCGTTGAATTCGAACAACTGGAACTTAGCTGCAGTAGCAATAGACTTCTCAAGAACGATGAACAGACGACGGACGTTGATGCGGTCAAATGCAGAAGGTGCAGCCAACAGAGTCTTGTCGCCGAATAGAACAGTACCTTGTCCTGGGAAGGAAACAACTGGGTTAACACCTTTCTTGTAAAGAGTGTCACGCTCAGTCTTACCTGGATTGAATGCCAAGCGAACGACGTTCTTAACTTGACCACGATTCAAACCACCTGGAGAGAACCATGGGTCGTTAGTGTAATCGGTACGAGCGCATAGACCAGCAATGTCACCATTCAGTGGCAAGTAGCGGTATGCGTCATTGTAACGATCATACTGATATTTGAAACCAGAGTCCATTACAGCGTAGGAAGTGCTTGGAAGAGCATCACGGAATGCAGTAACTTTTGCAGCTGCATCAGATCCAGTTCCAATGATAACAGAACCATCGGTTACGTCAACTGGAGAAGCGAATACAACGCAATCCTTACGGACTTCAGCAACATTATTGATGACGTAAGTAACAGTAGCTGCGGAAACACGACCAGTTGCGATTAGGGAAACGTCATATAGTTCGTCATTAGCGAACAATGCGAAACCAGATTGCAAGTTACCTTGTGTAGCTGCGTAATCGTCAACACCACCAACTAGGGAGATGCTACGTGCAGTAGCCATCTGAGTGAATGTTGTATTAGCTGCAGAAGAACCCCAGTTAAATCCAGCTGGGTGATCCATCCACCAGACGTAACGAGAAGAGCTGTTCAATACGCTCTTGTAGTAGTTGTTAGTTCCGTCAGATTTCTTAGCATCAGATGCTTTGGAAACGTAAGCGAACTTCTCAAGAGTAGCACCTTGAGTGCCAGTCCATAGACCGTCTTCGTCAATAACAACAACGTGCATTTCGTCCAATGAACCACCAACGCTATCAGCGAAAGTAGAAGTAGCTGGAGCGGAATCAAACAGATCTTTATATTCCCAAGTAGAGAAAGAACCTGCGTCAGCGATAGAAACTTTTAGAGAGTTACCAAGAGATCCTGGGAACTTAGCAGCAACAGGACCAACAGTTCCTTGTCCAGCTTCCCAGTTTTGCTGGTAGTCTGCGACGTTGTTGATTTTTGGTGCGGTAAGAGTTTGAACAGTTGCTGTAACAGAAGCACCAGTACCTGGAGTTGCATTGGTATCAGTGATAGTTGCTGTTGGAGCAGATGTATAACCAGATCCTGGGTTAACAACAGTAACTGCGGTAATTACACCAGAAGTAACAGTTACAGTACCAGAAGCAGATGTACCGCCTGCAGTTTGTGGTGCAGAGAAAGTAACTGTAGTTGTTCCGCTGTGATAACCAGTACCACCTGCAGAAATTGTTACACCAGTAACAAATCCACCTGTAGAAGCATTTTTCTGGTTTGCAGTATCAGCACGAACTACCAACAGATTGTTAGTGTAGCTCAAGAAGTTAGCTGCAGTGAAGAAAGAGCTGAAAACATTTTGATTGTTATTTGGCTTACCGAAACGCTCGACGAGAACATTCTCAGAGGTAACGGTGACTGGATCCATGACTGGACCCCATTGAAAAACGCCAGCAAAAGCGCCTGGAGAGGTCGCTACTGATGGCACGATAGAGGTAAAGTCTTTCTCGACTACCGCTACGCCTGGACTAAGTTGGAAAGGCATTGTAAGTCTCCTTATTACACGTTATTCGCCTTGCTTGACGGAAGCAAA